CCCTTCTGCTTGGAAGGCAGAGGCACTACCAATATGCAACATCCGCATTGTGCCCTCGGCAGGAATCGAACCTGCGACGCAGACCTTAGAAGAGTCTCGCTCTATCCCCTGAGCTACGAAGGCTTGTCTTAATCATTTGGAATATCTATGTCCATATCCATTTCAACTAAGCCCATCTCTTTTGCTACTTTTTTTCCTTCATCAGACATCTCAATTATTGCTTCAAGATTATCATTGTATGTTACATTAATTAATCCTTTATTATATAGAGAAACTAATGACTCATTAACATGCTCTTCGTGTGCCCGCCAAAGTTCTGGTGCAAGCTTTTTTGCCCTGTCTGTTATGTTAAATATGAATTCGCCATCCTCGTCCATTCCAGACAACTCTATGGCACCTATTGAAAGATAGTATTCCATTTTATCTTCGTTATCCATATTAACCTTTCGTGCAACAAGTAGGACTTGAACCTACGATTACCGAATTATGAGTTCGGGGCTTTAACCAACTAAGCTATTGTTGCTTAGAAGTCTATTATAACGTTCCGTCTTCATTTTTGTCAATAGTTTCTTCAACTATTTGCTGTACATATTCTGAAAAATGTTTACGAATATTTCCCATTGGTCTTTTCCCAGAGGCTATCCATATTCTTTTATATTCAACTACATTAGAAAATGTTGTTGGACATAAAACTATTTCATTATATTCTTTTAATACAGTGGGAAGCGGAACATGTTTTCCGCAACACTTGCATTCTTTTGCTTTTTCTTGATACGTACTCATATTATCATCATCCTGTCCATTGCGTCTTTTTAATTTTCTGGCATACGTGGTGCCCTTATCATATTAAAACTAGATGTCTCTCCGTCAGGCTCTACACCAAAATCATTATCAAAAGTCATTGATTCATATGTGTGAACGTTTACTTCTTGATTAGAGTCAAATCTAGTTCTACTTATAGCATTATAAATAGCACCGCATACAGCATCCGCCAAGTCTTTTGATCCCTTTCTAGGGTGATCGACTTTGTCCCTCATAATTCTTAACTGAAGCAGTTCATCAATTAACAATTGAATGTGTGGGCCAGTCAGTCTTTCTTCTAGTACAACCATCGCCATGTCATCGTAATGTTTTTTAGCGACAGATAGAATTTCTGTATTGATGCCGTATTGTTTTAGTTGTTGCATCATATCGTGAGAATTCCATCTGTCAAAGGTACAAACGCTTATGTTAAAGCCTCTTGTTCTAAGTGATAAAATATAATCTTTAACTTCTGTAAAGTCAACAGACTTATCTGCTGTTGGCGTCCAGTATCTTACTGCGTCTATCTCAACAATTGGTGCTGGTTGAGAGTATGTGTCGGTTACTTTAACATTAACCCATCTATTTACATGCCCCATTGCAACTGCACAATGGTCATGCTTTTGAGCTAAGTCTACGTGCAAGAAATATTTTTTATCTGGATCTGGTATAAACCACTCTTCTAGTCTTCCAAATGTGTCCACTGCTAAGTGGCCTTTATTAAATGCCTTCTCAACTTTTTCTCTTGACTTAAAAAATGCATCGACTGCTTCTGGCGGCATGCATGCAAATCTAGAAAGTGCATCTGTTGGGTTTGTAAAAAATGCAACTTTAAAATCATCAATCGTTCTTACTGGATTAACTTCCCATGTTGGGCGTTTTAGCGCATACACCTTTGGTATCTTGTAAGATAAGATATGGTCTTCTTCCCATTGAACTTCAAATTCATTTCCATCTGTACCATCTGGAAGATCTGTATCCATTTTAAATTTATGTTCTCTAACTATAGTTTCCTTCTGAGCCACAACAGCATCGTATCTTTGCTGTATATAATCATTTTTGTATCGTGGGAAAGAAAGCAAGATAACTTTACCAAAGTCAGGGAAACGAGAATCTACTGATGCCCTATACATATCATATATAGCCCCGCCAGTCTTAGCCTGATCATGCCCCGTGGTATTTTCAATTGCAAAGCCTGAAATCTCATCAAGGATAACAACAATAACGTTATAACCTTCCCAGGCCTCACGCTCAGAGTGGCCAGAGTGTACGGTTATTGCTTTATCAAATTTAACTTCTGCTGCCTTGTCGCTATACTTTCCAGCAAACCAAGGGGACTTTTCAATACGTGTTTTAAATCCTTTAAAGAAAACGTTGCTTGCCTGTTGTGAGTTGATAGCAATATTAATAATATCAATGCTATCCCCTGGAGGCTTTCCGTAGTATGTTGCTGGATCTTTTAAGCACAATAGTAAATAAACTATATAGGATACAGCAATAGTTGAGCAGTAATCTTTTCCGCTTCCTTTACCTAGCTGAGCAACAACTTCATTAGCAGTTTGTTTAAATCTTATTTTTCCTTCTTCTTCACCAAACAACTTAATTAGAGTTGACTCTTTATAAATCTGAGAGCTCTTTTCAATTAATGTATATTGATATTCTGAAAGCGGAGGAAGTCCTAGGTACTCTGGATGAGTAGCAAATGTTTTTAGATCGACTGGCTTTTCGTCAAACTCTTCGCCGTCAAGCATATCAATAAGGTCAGCATAATCAAACGACATCTGCTTCCTCTACTGGGACTGATTCAATTACTCCAGTTATTTGAGATAATCTTTTTGCAACTTCCATTTTGCACTTAGGGCATGGTGCAGTAACTTCTTTTAATATTCTTATTAATACTTCTTGCTTGCGCTCTGTCTCAACGATTTGAGATGCAATCTCATTATTTTCAAGTACGCCAACAGACTGCAACATTGCTATTCGCTTTGTTTCTATGTCTGCAATTAGTTTTAATGCACCTGACTTAACCGCCAGCTGTCCCGCCTGATCTGCGTCCTCAACTGTTCTCCAGGCTTCCTTGATAAGCATTGCATAGTGCTGGTCTGCCCCTGAGATGGCTTCTCTTGCTCTGTCTCTGATTCCGCTATCGCTATGGACTACAGTCTTCCACTCGTCAATAAACTCAAGGACTTCTTTTCTTTGAAATCCCGTTAGGGTAGCAATCTGTGTTGGCGTGTTGCCTTTGAGAAGTTCTTCTACAACCCTGTTCATTCTGTCAAAATGTTGGGCTAATTCTATTTCGCTCATTAACCTATTATACTTTCAGTTGACTAAAATGTCAATTAGAATTAGCCTTTGCAATCTTATATAATACTAAATAGCCAATCAAATCATCAATATCATTGTCTCCAGCAAAGCCTTGGTTGTTCTTTACTCTGTTTAACTTATCATCAATACGGACCTTTAATTGTTCTGTTGAGTCCGCCGTTGAAAATATTCTTGCAGGTTCTAAAGCCGAGTTGCCATATGATATATTCTTTTCAATTAACATGTGTGCAATTTCATGGCATGTTCCCCAGATCTTATTGCCTGCTGGAGCACCTACTGATCTTAAATACAAATCATTACAATTAAACTGAGATACATCTTCATATACTGGTTTTAACATTATTCCGCCCTCTTATTTAATGTTGCAATAAAATGATCCTCAATAGGATTATTGGGATCTCTTGAATACTCTATGTTCTCTATTGTAAAATATTTTTCAACAATTGGCAATACCTGTGATGCAGAATGATCAATCCAGGTTCTGCTGTGAAGAACTAATCTGTCCGCTATTTGAGACAGGTCGGTTAAATATGAATTTAATTCTGAATCTTCTATATGCTGAAACACAAGGCTTGCTAATACAGTATCAAACTTAAAAGATTTTACATACTCCCAGTCGGTTGTATATGTTATATTGCTTAGCTTGTTATCTTCTGGGACTAGGCCAATCATGCTGGGCAAATCAAAAGAAATAACTTTATCGTATGTATCTGATAGAGCTACAGAGTTTCTTCCTACTCCGCACCCAAAATCTAGCGCTACTGATCCGTGTCCAAATAATGATCTTACTTCGTCGTACACAGGCATATCTTTAAACTCGCCCATGTACCCCGTTAGGATTAAGTCTCCAGCTGTTTCTTTGTTGGCTCCTAGCCATACATCCTTACTCATTTTGCTCCTTATGATTATATATACTTGAATCTACATACCAGTCTTCAAATATCTTTCCTTCACATTCCACGTTATCTTTAATAAGAACATAGTTAAATCTTAATAAAATATCTTTTGCCTCTTGCTTAATGGCAGCATTATTTTCATCAGCATAAAGGTCATGCTCAAATGTAATTACTGAGAACCTATATTTATCTAGAGGGAGAGACTTCAAAGCCTTTAAAGATTGAAAGGCTGGCTCAATATCAACCTGTAGGTAGTCTATAGACTTTGGTACGTTATTAGATTCAAAATATTCAAGATAGTTAAACTCAGTTGCATCTACATTTAAGCATGGGTTAGATCTATTTAAATTATACTCTTCTGTTCTAGTCTTATCAATCTCTAAACCCACCCCAGACCATCCGTACTGTGTTTCAAGAAGATAAGTATTGCTCATCATCTTTGAGTCATACGCACCTATCTCTAAATAAAATCCGCTTCTTTTTTCCATTAGAGTATTTAAAACAAAAGACTCTTGGCCAGCTTGGCTGTAGCTTCCTTCATAAACTTTCATCTTTTTTTAATTAACCCAAACTTTTCTAGATACCTCTGTATGGTCATAGCAGAAACCTTGCATTCTTCAGCAATCTCTACAATATTTTTCTTTTGAACTGAATATCTTCTAAATAGCCAGTCTTTATTTTGATATAACTTCATCTTTCTGTTAGTACCTTGTTAGCATAATGTGCAATACCAAAGCTATCTGCAACGTCAAAATCCACCACATTTAGATCATACTTTCTATTGAAGTAGTCAGCAGTTCTCTGCTTTCTCATGTTTCTTAATTTATTTTGATACCAGGAATCAGCGTATCCTGGATTCTGTAGCCTGATGGCTTGCTTTTCTTCCTTGGTAGGATTTTTATTTCCTATATAAGCCTGCCAAGAAGATGGTGATATAGTTATAACCTTGGCTCCTGTTGACATTAATTCTGCTATAACAACACCATAGACATATGATAGTTTAATTACAGCGTCTGCTGATTTAACAAATACTGCACCTTCAACTACAATATAATCTGACCTTAGTTCTTCTAGCATGGAATGCATTTTGTTCTTTGCATCATGTATTTTTTCATATATGTCAAGACCATTAAGGTCAATTTTGCCCCACTTTAATGGCTTATCGTCCTCCATCAAGCAGAAAGCAATAGAGTTTGTTGAAGCATCTATTCCTAAAACCCTATTTGCTTTTGTCTTTGCAAGACTAGCCAATGTCATCTAACATCCTTTTTACTTTGCCCCTTGTAGACCTATCAATATTCTTTTCACATGTGGCACAGTATTCTGTTTTATTATATCTACTTAATTGTATCTTACATTTCTTGCATGGACGAACTGCGCCGTTTCTAATAGCTTTCTTTTCATAGTACTTTTCCATGATTCTTCGATTTGTTGCCACTCTGCAGCATTCATCTGTGCAATACTTCTGGTTATGAGTTTTAGGCTCAAAATCTTTTGCACATTCCTTATTTGCACATATCATATCTTTGGTACCACAAATAGATCTAGGTCTACTGTTCCTTCTGGCCCGCCCTTTGTATAGCATTCCTTTTTAATTGGACAATATGTGCAAGGCATCTTTGATTTTGTTGCGCCTTCTGGCCTTCTTGGAAGATCACCGTTTTGAAAATTATCCCAGACTGACTCAAGCCACCTAAAAGTATTTTCAATTATCTCTTTGTTACGCTCATTCATGCTAACTGGAATCACTAATATCTCTTGAGTATTCTTATTTTCATATAAGAAAAAACCTTCCTTAGCATTCTTTAGCTTCATGTAAGTAAGTAGCTGTAGCATATGGTTAGCTGTAGGCTTCATCTCAGACTGTCTTGTGTCCCACACTTCTTGCTTAGCTGTTTTAATTTCACCAATCACAGTTTCTCCGTCGTACTCCATAATCAAATCAATGAAGCCACGTATAGGAGGATACTCATTAGTAATTTCTTCTTCCTCTGCTTTAAACTGAGGCATTGTAGAAATAAGTTTTTGCAGTCTTTCATGGGCTTGAGTTCCTTGAGCCATATTTGCTACAGCAACAGCATCGTTGTCGTCAATAAACATTGCACCACTAAATGCCATGTACCAATATCTTGGGCAATTGCCATGTCCGTACCCCAATGAGCTTGGGCTAAACGACTTCTTGGTCATGTCACCATCTGCACGTTTTGTATTTCTATATGATTCATCAAGAAGTTGAGCAAATAATTCTGGATCAAAGAACTTTCCAGTATGCTTCTTGAACTTAAGGTTCTTTACAATATCTCTAGCCATTTATGAGTTGTACCTAACGACATACTTAAGTGCATCTACAAGTTTGTCTATGGACTCCTTTACTGAATAATATACATTCTTCTTATTATTGTTTACTGTTCCAGCTTTATCTTTGGCAATAGTAGAATAAATAGAAGACATTACGGCAAACTTAGTAGACATTGCTTGAAGCTCCATAATTAGCATGGGTGCTTTAGCAGATGGAACATCTGGATTCATTAATAGCTTTACTACAATTGCTAATGCCTTGTCTAGATGTTCATCTTTCATAAACTCATGTAGGTCATTAAACTCAGTAATATTGCTAATTAGTTCTAGTGTGTTCTTTTCTTCTGCCATTTATCTACCTTATCTATAAACAATCCGAATGGATATCCGATTGCAAAACCTAACAACAACCCAAACAAAAAGGTTGTCATTAGAATGGAACCTCTGCCTCTGTAATATCCCACTTAGAGGGGGCCGACCAAGAATCTGATTTAAGAGATTGCTTAAATGAACTTGATTCGTTTTTTGACAAAGACCAGGTTGTCACTGCAATTGTGTCTGCGTTTACATCATAAGATGTCCGACTATTACCTTCTTTGTCTTTCCATGTCTCTTCATAAATCTTTCCTACAATAACCACTTCTTGACCCTTTTTAAGTGTAGCAATGCTTTGCTCTGCTAAACTTTTCCACGCCTTAACTGTCCACCAAGATGTATCTTTGTCATCCCACTGGTTTGTTGCGTCATTTTTAACACGATCATTTGAAACAATGCGTAGTCTTACTCCGCCACCGTTTAGCTTAACTGGATCCTGCCCTACTCGACCAACGATTGTAATTGTTGGATTAGCCATTATTATTTTCCTCCCAGAATGCGATCAGATCTTCTAAGATCGACCACTCAATGATTCCAAGTCGAACCTTGGAATCCTCACCGATTATTATTTTAAGAGCGGGATGCATATCTCGACTTACCTTAAAAGTATCTGTACAGATCTTAGCCCATACATCTTTATTTAAATTAAATGATGCTTTTGCTTCTTTATAGTCCACAAGGAACTGGTTCCACTTTGCATCACCTTTTTGATAATCACCACGGCCACTATTTTTTTGAGCCTTAGCGCCATCTCTTTTTACTTCTGCTCTTTCTGACACTACTGAACCTTAAAAACTGTTTCATGCCCTTTGGAACATCTCCAAGACATAACCAACTCTATAGGGTCCCAACTTGCTCCATTAACATCCTCGTCGCATATATTACATGCTCTAAGACCTGGAAGCCTTTCTAATTCATACTCTTTTTGCTCAATCTTTTTATTAAGAAACTCATTAAGATTTGGCATTTATCTCTTCTTCCAATCTGTCTACAACATCTGGATTTTCCTTTAAATATGCTACAGCCTTTGCACGTCCTTGAAAACGTTCTCCATTTACTGTATACCATGCTCCACCCTTTTCTACAATCCCGCACATTTCTGCAACATCAAGAGTTTCACCAACACGGTCTACACCGAGAGTGTCCCCTTGGTAATAAAAGTCGTACTGTCCCGATAAATTTGGGGGGCCGAGTTTGTTGTAATCAATAATCCAGTTAACTGGTCTTCCGACTCTTTGTTCGATAATTTTGTCGCCAACTTTAATGCCAGCTTTAATAGCATTAGCCTCAGCTTCTGACGACCAGAGCTTAATGACGGTTGAAGAAAAGAACTTGACTGCCATTCCACCCGTGGGGATGTGCGAAGCATGCATAGATCCAAACTGATTTCGTTGTTGTGAGATGAGAACAAGTAGTGTGTTTTTGTTTGCATAGTTTAACATCTTGACTGCGTGGGTCATATCCTTTGCTTCAGCGCCGATTTGCTTAGTATCTTGCAAATCTTTCATTTCATTTCCATCTTTTTCAAAATAAATTGCGGGTAGTAGGGCAGAAATTGAATCAACAACTATCATGTCAACCCCAGCATCCATTAGCTTTGTTGCTACGTCAACCATATCATTAACTGTTTTTGCTGGAGAATAGATAAGGGAAGATGAATCTACTCCTAAACTTTCAGCCCATGATTGATCGTATGATGCTTCTGCATCTATCCAAGCACAAGTCTTTCCTTCTTTTTGTGCCAGAGCTATCATCTGCAAACAGAAAGAAGACTTTCCTGCAGACTTATTGCCCCATACTAGAACCTGTCTTCCGTATCCTAGCCCTCCACGCAAAGCAAAATTTAATCCGATACTAGGTGTAAGTTGTTTTTCAACTTGAACATCTTGTGCAGACTGAACTCTTGCTCTTGTTTTAGGATCTAGCTTTGCTAATACATCATCTATTAATATAGTCATATAAACCTTTTCTTTCCCTTAGTATAGCATTAAAATAAATTGCCGTGAAGCCTTGGTCGTTCTTTATTTATATTAATTTTTTTATCTAGAACTTCGTCTAAACTGTGAATTAAATCTCCTGAATTTCTCATTGCTGCATAAATGTCGAGCAATCTAATGATTACATCTGCCATCTCTTCAACAACTTCTTCTGATCCTTTATTTTTTCTGATTGCTTCAAGAACTTCTGTTACTTCAGAATGAACAAGCGCTAGCTTGTTTCCAACCTTGTCGTAACTGATTGTGCCTTCCCAGAAACCCTTTTCAATTGCAGTCTCATGCAAAACTGCTGATAGAGCATCTAAGCCGTACTCTGTTACTATGCTATTCGAAATCATTAATTAGTTCCGATTCTTCTACTTCACCATCAATAATCTCTGCATTATATTCGAGATCGCCTGGCTTTGGAAGTCTAAAAATAAATGCTGGACCTGTCTCATCGTAATCAACAATAAGTTCTTTGTCTTTATTTTCTGCACTAACCAAGGTCTTTGTTTCAACCCTTACTTCTCCAAGCGTTTCAAGAATAGCAACCAAAACTTTGCTTGCTGTTAGTGAAGCTTGGACATCATTGATATCATATTCTTCTGTCATTTTATTTCCTTTACCATTAAAGTTCCATCATCTAATGTAGATAGAACTACCTTACACTTCATTCCCTCACGCATTTTAGCTAGGGACATCTTATACATTGTTGGAAAAGCAATTACTCTAGTTAATTCTTTCTCTGAATTGGAAAGAACTATGTGGCTCATTGTCTTCCCAGCTTTTGTTACATACGGAGTAAAGTCTACTACAACATACTCATCTTCGTCAAGATCATAACGCTTTTTATAAAGATAATCTACAAATGAATTAGAGCCCGTAGGATCAATATCACTTACTTTTACGTAGCGAGCAATTCTATTATCTCCTACAAGGATAAAATACATCTGTCCAGTTTCTATTTGAGTCTGCTCTGTGTGAAATAAACCGATAGATCCAGTCTCGTCTACCAACTCAATACGTGCCCAGCCATTGCCACGCTTAATAGACTTAACCATTCCAAACATTACGAATGAGCCTAGGTCTTCAAACTCTTCGATTGGTCTGGCCTGCGACTTAATACGTGGAGGAATTCCTTCTAGATTAAATGTTGGTATACCTAAATATTCGTAGTAGCTATCCTTTTCGTTTCCACTTCTTGGATTATCTTCAAATGCCGCACCACCAATTGCATTCAGTGCAGAGATAGCACGGCTATTGATTCCGCTTCCTTTCTTAGAAGCTTTTTCAATAAACTCTGAATAAGAATTAAATGGTCTCTGATCAATAATTTTATTTGCAATACTATCTGAAATAAACTTTACTTCTCCAAGTCCAAATCGAATTGAGTCTCCCTTTAAAGAAAAGAAAACATCTGATTCATTGATGTGTGGAAGCTTGATGCTAAGCTTTAATCTTTTTGCTTCAATTAAATATTCTGTTCTGGCGTCTTTGTCATTTTCGTTTTTAAGAATCGAGAACATAAATTCCAAAGGATAATAAGTCTTGAGCCAAGCAGTATAGTAAGAAAGCATAGAGTAAGCAACAGCATGGGAACGGTTAAAAGAATACCCAGCATGAGCCTCGAAAGTATGCCATAGCGTTTCGGCTTGCTTCTTAGAAATGTGTTTTGAAGCGCCATCAATAAAGCGATCCTTGAACTGGTCGAACTCTTTTGCATCTTTCTTCTTTCCAATAATTTTACGAACTTTGTCAGCTTCTGACCAAGTCATTCCTCCCAGGTGCACACAAGCTTGCATGACCTGCTCTTGATAAATAATAACTCCATATGTGTTTTCCGTGAATGGCTTCATGATTGGATGAATAAACTGTACTGCCTCATCACCATGCTTACGCTTAATATAAGAAGCACCCACAGTATTCATTGCTCCTGGACGAACAAGCGCATTTGAAGCAGCAAGATCTTCAAACTTATCTACACCCATTTTTATAAGCAAGTTTGTATAAGGAGTTGCTTCTGCCTGGAATACTCCCTTTGTATAGCCTTCGCTTAATATTTTATATACGTTTGCATCGTCTAGTGGCAAATCAGAAAGATTAATGTCTTTACCTGATCTCTTTTTAATTGAAGATAATGTATCTGAGATCACAGATAAAGTCTTAAGACCTAGGGCATCTAGCTTAATAAGACCTATATCTGCAACCGTATCCATATCGTATGCCACGACAGGAATTCTTCCAGAAACTAAATCGCTTGCATCTGCTCTAGATTCAACTGGAGCATACTTTCTGATATCATCTTTTGCGACAACAACTCCTGCTGCGTGTACTCCAACAGACCTGATTCTTCCACGCAGTCTATCTGCAAGCCAAACAACTTCTGGGTACTTAGTTCTAAATTCTTTTGTATTTGGTGATTCAATAAAATCTTCAAAGGTATCAATAGACTTCATTGCACGGTTAACATCAGAGAGTGGCACCATAAATACACGAGCAGCATCTCTAATAACACCTTTATCCTTAAAGTAAGTGTATGTAGAAATAGATGCAACGTGCTTAAACTTTTTCTTTAAATAATCTTTAACTTCTTTACGACGGCGGTCTTCAAAGTCTGTATCAATATCTGGAAAGTCATTACGTTCTGGATTAATAAAGCGGAAGAACAGCAAGTCATACTTAATTGGATCTACATCTGTAATGCCAAGGGCATAGCAAACCAGTGAGCCTGCTGCCGAACCTCGGCCTGGGCCAACCTTGATATTGTTACTCTTTGCCCAGTTAATCATATCGGCAACAACTAAGAAATAGGATGCAAATGACTTATCTTTAATTACAGATAACTCTTCATCAAGCCTATCAATGTAGACTTGAGACTCTGTCAGACCTAGGCGTTTAAGGCCTTCAGAGGCCATCTGAGCCAGTTTCTCGTCGGCATCTGTCTTGGGTACTGGGAGCAAGTCTAAACCACTGTTAAAGTCGTATTCCTTAATTTTATTAGTAATTTCAATAGTATTATCATATATATCTGTACGAGTAATTCCAGCCTTATTAAAGTCAGATTCAATTTCAGATCGTGATTGGATAAATAAATTGTAATCCTGAAATGATATTCTGCGGTCTGGGTATAGGTAATTTAATCTTTCATTAATATCTTTAATCTGTCTAGACATTTCAAAGTCAGCATCCTTATCCATCTTAGGGGATGTTGATAATATAAGCATTGCCTCTTCTAATACTCTATCTTCTTCTTTAGCAAAGTGAGCATCTCCTGTTGCCACCGCCTTAATCTTAAGTTTATCTGCAAGCTCTAGTAGCTTAGAGTTAATTTCTTCTGGGTTGTGTGATTGAACCTCAACATAAAAGTCTTCACCGAAAGTTTTTTTAAAATCTTTTAATACAAGTTCCGCTTCTGAAAACTCTTCTTTTTCTATAGCCTTTGAGATAAGACCATTTAAGCACCCAGATAGTACGATAATTCCTTCTGAGTACAAGCTTAATATCTCTCTGTCAATTCTTGGCTTATGATAAAACCCTTCATTCCAAGCAAGCTCCTGGAGGGTGTTAATATTTTCTAACCCCTTTTTATTTTTTGCTAATAGGATGATGTGGTTATATGCTTGAATAGATTTATCTGTCTTTGAAGACTTATCGAATCTATCTGTTGGAGATATGTATGCCTCTACTCCAAGGATAGGCTTTATTCCTTCTTCTCTGCAAGCAATCTGCATTTCTCTATGTGAAGATAAGGTTCCGTGATCTGTTATTGCTATTGCTGTTTGTCCCGCTGCCTTCGCAGCCTGAACAAGTTCGAGGGGAGAGTTAAGCCCATCCATTAAAGAATAGTAG